ATGCGGCGCCCGATGAAGTCCTGGGTCCCGACGATGATCGACTGGGGCGAGACGTTGGCGATGCCGAACTGGCTGTACGCGCTGCCCTCGGCATTGACGTTGATCGTGACCTGCGCGCCCGGCCCCAGCCCGTCGCCCTCGACGTCGACCTCGAGCAGGATCTTCGGCGTGGCGACGTGCCCCCAGTCCTGGCCTGGAATATAAAAATTCCAGGAGGTGGCGAACTTGTACTCGCCGTCCTGCAGCGGGTTTTCGGTGCGCGGCAGGACGCACCACATGACGTTGTACGGGCCACCCGACTGGCCCGCGCCGATCCACAGCCGCGGCGGCTGGGTCAGGCCCGAGACGGCCAGCAGGTAGCAGCGCTGGCCGGGCAGCACGCTCAGGCCACCGTGCCAGAGCATGGGGTTGGGTCCGATCGCGCTCGGGCTGGGGCCGTAGCCCACGCCGTAGCCGAAGGGGCTCACGCCCGCGTCACCCTGACGGATGTCGCGACCCCACATGATGTAGGTGTCGGTCCCGTTGTAGACGGCCGCGATCGTCCATGGGCCCCAGCTGCAGATCGCCGTGATCTTGCCGCGGATCGGTGTCTCGTTGGGCAGGCCGTGCCCGGGCGTCACGTTCATCACGCGACCGGTCGTCGAGCCGCCGCTGACGTCCAGGCGGAACACGCCGCTTAGGTGGTTGGTAAAAACGCCGCCGTTGATCGCGGCGGTGGCCATGCCGTTCTGGTCGTCGATGCCGTCGGCGAAAAACGGCATCAGGTTCGGCGTGAAGCCGGTCGTGCCGTCGACGTCGTGGAGGCCGTTGGTTTTGCCCACGTAAATGTGGGCCTGGTCGCTGACCAGCGAGTTGATGCCGTAGGACGTGTCGCCGACCGACACACTCGCGCCCCAATTGCCGGCGACCATTGGCGCGGTGGCCACGTTGCGGACCGAGAATTGGGTGTCGGCCGCGACCAGCTGCCACGCGCCGGTCGAGCCCGCCGCGGCCGCGGTGTACCAGGCTGAAGCCAGAGCTTTGCGTTTGACGCCCGCGTTCGGGGTCGACCAGGTCGAGCCGACCTTCTCGTGCAGCATGTCCGGTGGGCTCAGGCTTGTGGGTCCGGCGCTGGTCCCGACGTACAGGTTGCCGGCGAAGGTATCCATGGCCCAGGCGCTGATGCCGGAGCCGAGGTCCCAATCGGCCACTGGCGTGCCATTGCCGCCCGGTACCTTGTAGACCGTCCTGCCGGCGCCGATATAGAAGTCGCCGTTGAAGTCCATGGCGCAGCGCGCATCAGCCGTCGAGCCCGTCAGGTAGGCCACCGTCAGCAGCGGGCCCGGCAGCACCAGCCGCGGAAAGCGCGCGTCGGCATTGACCCCATACGCGTAGGTGCCGGCCAGCAGCCGCCACGAATAGAGCGCGCCCAGGTGGAAGGTATCCATGACCAGCGGCTCTTCGGAGATGTCGATGGGCTCGCCCGAGAGCTGCGGGACGTTGGTCTCCTGATCGCCGCCGGTCTGCTGGCCGCCGGCCTGGCGGGCCGCGGAGAACTGGAACAGCGACAGGTCCTGGCCGTTGAGCGAGATCGACTCGCGCAGCGGAAACGGCACCGTTTAGCCGCCGCTCAGCCGGGGCTCATGATGCCGTAGCCGTAGCCCAGGTTGTCACGGCTGCGGACGGTCAACACGGCCGGCCAGTGTTGTTTGCGGACCTTCGGGTGCTCGAGCGTGAGTCGCTTCCACTGGTTGGCGGCCGCGCGCGCCTGGCCGCGCAGCTGGCGGTACACGGCCTGGTCGTCAGGCAGGCCCCACTTGGCCAGCTCGCCGTAGATCCAGGCGGTGCCGATGATCTCCATGCCGCGGATGGGCAGGATGGCTTGATCCGCCTCATGGACCAGACCCTCGGTGGTGGCTAAGGAAAAACCCGTGCCGGTGTTGATCCACCACGACATCGGCACAAACAGTCGCGGCCGCAGCGTGTCGCCGCTATTGAGGGCCGGCAGGATCTCGATGCCAGGGTTGTCGCCGCCCGGCACCCAGCGCCAGGTCTGCATCAGGTTGTCGTCGTCCAGGGGGTTCTGTCCCGAGCTGCGGTAGTAGACCTCGACGACCTGGTCCTCGGCCTGCAGCCACGGCGCGACTGTCCCCATCGGGTAGGTGCGCTGGTCCTGGACCGCGGCAATCGACAGCGTCTGAATCGTCCAGCACTCCGCCAGCACGCGGTTGACGATGTCGTTCAGACCTAAACGTCCCTCGTAGCGGACCGGCGGCAGTTTCCCATAGATCTCGACGGTCGTGCCGCTGGGGGTGGCCGCGGTGTGGTTCCGCTCGACGGTGATCGTGCCCGAGTTCGGCTGCAGGCCGGCGGAGACCACGCGGCGCACCTCGCCGGCGTTGGGTCCGGAGGGCTGGTACTCCCAGGTGTTGGCCAAAAAGGTGGTCTCCAGCTCGGTCGACTGCAGCTGGCTACAGACCACCTGGTTGGCCGCCGACGCGGTCGCGGTCGCCTGCAGGGGCAGGTTGTAGCCGGCCGCGTCGGCCAGGACGTGGCGGTAGTCACCCAGCGTGTTGGGCATGGTTGTCCGGGCCCGTTACGCGTTGCCTTCGATGCCGACCGAGGCCATCACCCGCGCGTGCCCGGTCGTGGCCGGGATGGAGTTGATCTGGATGGTCAGCCGATCGCCAGGGCGGATGGCGCGGCTGCCGGGATCGGGGATGGTGTTGGTGAACTCACCCGTCGAGGCCGAGGCCAGGGTCGGCTTGTTCGCGGCCACCGACCAGATTGTTGTGCCGTTGAGCAGGACGTCGCCGACGGTGTTGCCGGCGCCCACGCCCGCGGTGACGGCGAAAAACTTGATGCCTGACAGGCGGCCGAAGCAGATGGCCACGTACTCGAACAGGACCTGGCCGGCGGTGACGGCGGCGCTCGAGTAGCCCTGGGCGCAATCGACGATGTTCTTGGCTTGCGCGCGCGTGCCGGGCATTACTCAGTCCTCCGCGCGCGCCCCGCGCGCTGCGGCGGCTCGCTGCCTGGCGACCTCGGGGCCGCGGGCCAGCGCCTCGCGCTGGCGCACCGACAGCTGTGGCTTGGGTTTTTGTCCAGGTCCAGGTCTAGCTTCGACATGGGTGGGGGAAGCCTCCTCAGTCTCCTCGTCGTCGTCGTCAGGGGAAGCTGACGACGCGGGCGGTCGCGAGCCGTAGCCGAGGGCCTGCAGCGCGGCCGCAACGGCGGCGGCGACGGTTTCGGCGTTGCTCGAGCTCGAGATGATGCCGCCGGATCGCAGGCCGGTCACGATCGCTTCGCCGAGGGCCTGCTGCTGGCGACGGTCGTTGTGCATCACCGCCTGGTGCTGCTTGAGCGCGGCCTCGGTCGGTAGATCGTCGCGGCCGCAGAACTCGCACGTCTCGGGCGGACCTGGCGTCTCGAGCCCGTCCAGCTGCGAAAAGCGCGCGGGCTCCGCCCCGCGCCAGCAGCCCTGGGCTTTGGCAGTCGACGCGTCGGCGCGGCCCGTGTGGACCAGGTGCGACTTGTCGGCGCCGACGTGCTGCTCGCAGGTCGGCACCATTGGTGGATGCAGGTGGTAGCCCAGGCTGACGATCTGCGCGACGCTCAACTCGCGCGCGCCGCCGGCCTGGAACAGCGGCTCGAAGGGATGGTCCATGTAGTAGACGTTCGAGCCGAACTGGCCGTAGTCGCCCAGCGGCACGATGCCGCGGTTGATCTTTTTCATGATCTCCAGCGGGCTGGAGTCGCAGGCCTCGACCGTGCCGTCGGGAAAGCGGCAGTAGACCATGCCCTGGTCGGCGATCACGGCGTTGGGCTCGGCGGTGCTCAAGCGCTCAGCCATGCGGGTGGAGGGTCTCCTTTGGAATGCAGGTACTGGGTGGCGATGGCGGCTCGGTGGAAGATCGCGGCGTACTCCCACTCGACCTCGTCGGTCATCAGGTGGGCGCCCTTGGGTCCGAAGGTGGGCAGCGTGCTGACGCGCCAGAGCGCGTCGTCGGGCGGCGCCGGCGGCGACGGTTGTCCTGGCTTCCTCCGCACCTTCGGCGGGCGCTTGGGAAAGCCGCGGACGGGAACGACCGGCAGCGGACCACGCGGGGGCTGCTCGCTTAACCGCACAAACGACCAGCCCTGCGTGGCCAACCGCCGGATCATGCGCTCGAGCGCGGAGTTGCGGCGCTTGAGCAGCTCTTCGCCCCCGACACGTGCAGGGACGCGCACATGAAAGCGCACGACGTACGCGCGCTGTTCCGCTTCAGGCTTCAGCAGGATGGCTGGCACTAGCTAAGAAAAAACCACGTTGAAGCTGCCAGCTGAGCCGGGTACGCACCACATGCCGGTCCTGGCCGGGACGTCGATCACCAGGATCTGGCCGACCGCCGGCGCCGAGGGCGAGACGTAAATGATGTTGCCCGAGGCCGCCGTCGGATTGTCGTAGATGGTGATGCTGCCGGTGACCGTGCCCGTGATCACGATCTTGGCCAGCCGTCCAGCGCGCGGTTTGACGGCACCGGCCGACGTGGTGAAGGGGGTATAGCTCTGACCCTGGAAGGTCTCTTCCACGGACTACATCACTTCACGCACAGCAGCTTGACTGTCCAGTCGCTGGAGTTGGTCGTGGCGCCCGCGGCCTCGTCGGCTTCCAGTCGCTCGAACATGCCGTAGATGCAGTCCATGCTGACGACCCAGGCGATGTCGAGCGGGCTGTACCAGGTGTGGGTGGTCGGCTGGCGCTGGATGGCTTTGAAATAGTGAGTGCGCGACCAGAACGCCCCGGTGGCGTTGGGCGCGGTGCCCGAGAGCAGCTGCGACTCGTAGACGTCCGCGCCGTAGATTTTGCCGACCCGCGCCTCTTCTACGGCCGTGCCGCCCTCGGGCTGCTCCCCGATGTACAGCATGTTGGTGAATTTTTCCAGCTTCAGGAAGCCCGAGTAGGTGGCCGGTGGCACGGCGATGTTCCACGGTCGAGGCGCGGCCTGGTTTCTCAACTGGGTGCGGCTGCTGATCAGGTTGTCGTCGGTCAACTCGGCGCCCGAGGTGCCGCTCGTGTTGGTCGCCGCTGGAAACAGACCGGCGGCGTCGACGTCCATCTGGCGCGCCAGGGCGTAGGCACCGGCGATCGTGGTCTCCGAGCGGATGTCGTAGCGCGACTGGATCTCGGCAATATCTTCAATTTGCTGGGCGATCGCGCGGTGGCCGTTGGTCATCGGCAGGATGAACTGCTGCTGGGTTTCGGTGATGGCCTGGGGTGTCAGCGGCGTGCCGGGCGACTTGGCGTTGGCGGTCAGGTTGTGCCGCGACGGCAGGTTGATGGTGTTGGCGTGCTGGTCGACCAGCGCGCTCTTATCGTCGAACAGCGCCGCCACCACGATGTCGAACTGGATGGCCCGATTCAGCTCGGGCGACCAGACCTGATCGATGAAGACGGCCGCCGTCGTAATCGTGACGTCAGCCAAGGTATGGGCCCTCCGTTAGGGCGTGTGGACTTAGCGGGCGTTCTGCTGGGCTTCCGCGGCCATGAGCGCGGTCATCTGGTCGATCTGCGCGCTCGAGAGCCTGCGGGCGTCCCTGGGCGTAAGCGCCCGATACTGTTCGATCGTCATGCCGCCTGGGCCACCGCTGGCCCCATTGGCGGCTTCTGGAGTAGCGCGCGAGCCCACCAGGCGCCCGCGCAGACCCTGCAGCTCGGCCTCGAGCCGAGCCACCTGCTCATCGCGCGCTTTCTTCCCCAGGTCGTACGCGCGCTTGGCGAGTTCGGCCGCGGATGGCGCGGTGTGCAGCTGCTGGTAATCGGCATCAGCGATGCCGTCCAGGTCCTTGAGTTTTCCGAAATCGGCGGCCATCTCCGCCAGAACCTGCTGGCGGGTGGTCGTCATGAGTGCCTGGGCCTGCTGGTTGCCGCGATACATCTGCAGGATGCCGCGACGCGCGCGGTCCTGGGTGGCGTAGTCGGGCGACTCGAGCCCAGCGAACAACTGCTCGACGCGCTGGTTGGCCTCGCGCTGGGTTTGGTCCCATTGCTGCTGCTGGACGCGCTGCTGGTACTCGCGCTCGATCGCGGCTCGGCCTTCGGAAAGACCGCGCTGGTAGGCCTCCTCATTCGCTCGGCGCCGGGAGCCCTGCGGGGATTGCTCAGCAGGTCCTGCAGCGGGTGGCGACTCGGAGGGTTCGGTTGGGCCCGGTTCCAGTGTCTCGGATGGCGGCGTCGGCGCAGTTGGCGTGGTCGCGGGTGGGCGGAGCTCTTCAGGATAGAGCTGAAGATCCGGGCCCAGGCCGATGGTGACCTGGTCAGCCGCTGGCGGCGTGGGCGCCGTCTGGACAGGTGCAGCGGGTTCAGCCGATGGCGTGGTGGCTTCGTCGGCCATGGCTCAGACGCCCTTACGATACTGCGCCCGCGCGCAGCCGTTGTGCTCAGCGCCGGTCCGGGATATAAACGCGCGCCCGCGTCGAGGCGTTGCCGTCGACCGGGCGCATGGCACCGAAGGTTGGAGGGTTATTCGATGCAGCTGAAGTCTATGACCAACACCGTCCTGGTGGCCTTCGTGGCGGGCGCTAGCCTCGTCACGGTCGTGGTCGCGGCCGAGGCCCTGGCACGCGGTGACGTGTGGACGGCGATGATCGGCGTGCCGGTGATCGCGCTGGTGCGGTGCTGGACTACGCGTACTGGGCCGCAGCCTGGTTCGCCGCAATCAAGCCCTGCAGCCCCGATTGACCACCCAGCAGCGCAGCCATAAGCGCCTGGTGCTGGGCCTGCTGGCGCAGCAGGGTGGTCTGGCTCGCGTACTGGTCGTAGCCCGGCGGTGCGTAGCTCTGGACCGGCGCGAGCAGCCCGGTCGGTTGC